CTTGGAATTACAATCCTTTTTAGTATATTTTCTTTAAAAATCATATCGATTACATATGCATTTTCATCTGTTGGCTTATTGTTTGCTTTAACAGTTATACCAGTTTTTAGTGTACCTGTAACATTATCCTTTCCATATATTGCCTTTAATACTTCTATATTAACCGCTTCTATTAACGTTACTTTAAATGTATCTTCCTTCGATTTTTGTACTGTTACAACTCCATCTCCACCCCATGCTTTTATAATTTCTGATTCAGGTGAATTTTCATTTGTAAGACCTTCTTCTGATATATACCCTAAACTTTTAAATTTAGGATCTAATGTTGATTTCGCATCTGTTGGCAAAGGTGTTCCTACAGGTGCTGTGCTAATTGCCCCCGATATTGCTGGTTTTGCATAAGTTACATTATTTTTTTCTACCATTTTATTTTCTTCCTTTCTAATAATAATTAATATCAAAAACTGCTTGATATCTATATTTCTTTAATGTTGTATCTGTGTAATTGTAGTCTGTATTTAATTCTACTCTAGCTATATAATCCAATGTCACCATATTTAGTACACTATCTTTTAATTTTTCATTAAGTGCTGAAGCTTTATACATACTATCCGAATATGATTGGAATGCTATTGTTACTGAATCTAAGATTTCTTTTCTTCCACTACCAGTCTTTTCAAAAATTATAAATTCTTTAGGTGGATTTGATGGAAACTCCAAAAAAACTGGAATATTTAATGTACTCACTAAATATTCTCTTATCTTTACTTCTATCATTTTAAAGCCTTTAATAATGAATTATTTTTGAGATTATCTTTCTGTGCTTTTTTAGAATTTGCTTTAACAAACACTTTCACTCTGTCACTGCTCATAACTTTTTGTGCACTATATCCAGTACCAAGATTTCCTTTAATCTTATCTGCATGTATCATTAATGTGTCACCCATTTCATTGGATTTTAATAATGAAACAATCCCTTTACTTATAATCTCAAACTTTATTTTACTCATAATTTTCCACCTTATATTGTTTATTCCAGCTTAATGGTATCATATTCTCTATACCTTCTGTTACACTTCCAAATACTTTCCAAGTTTTTCCAAAAAATTCAACTTTTTGATTTTCCCAGATATTTGTATCACCTTTTGGTATTGCAATAGTATATACTGCTTTTTTTCCTTCTAATTCTTTATTATTTACTATATCTTCAGTTCGTATAGGACTAACTAACACATTTTTTACTATAGTTCGTTTTTCTTTATATATTTCTGTTCCAAAAGGATCTTTTTCTGTTTCTATTCTATTTATTAAAACTATATCAATTCCCTTTATTTGTGTCATATATTTCTATCCCTCTAATGCTTTGTTTTCTTAGTCCTAATGTATTTAATTCACTTTTTTTAATAAATATACCTCCTCCGAGGTGATAAATATGTTCCTGAAAAACTATATCCTAATGCACTTTGTGTCATTTGTGTCATTGGTTCACTATCTGTAGATGTCATTAAAGTTCTAGCAACTACATCAACTACAACTGATTTAACTAAATTCTTATATGATGTTCTTTCTTCCACCATTTTATCTAATTCTTTTCCTACATTATGTGCCTCTTCTCTAAGTCTATCTGATACTATTTCTATCAAAGCTTCTGCTTTCTGTATTTCTTCTTGTCTTAAAGGTCTCCATAAAATATTCAAATCTTCTATAGTTGCAAACTTCATTTCTTTCATTTCCTTTTTATTTATTTATAAAAAAGGGGATATTAGTAATATCCCCTCATTCCTTATTTAGCTTCTATTCTTGCAAATGCATCTGGATCTAATATTCCCCAACCTATGTAAGCTTCTAATCTTAAATATACTTGATTATACCCTTTAAGATCTTTTCCTGTATTATCTGGATCACCATATTCAATTACTTTTAATGGAATTTCTTTTGCATATCCCCATTGGAATCTATTTGCAAAATCTCCAACTATTGCTCTATCTTTATTTCCATTTGCAGATACTGTAGTATTTTGATCAGCAAGCATTCCACCTAATATTTCAGGACATCCTCCAAACTTAAATTCAGGATATTGAGCAACACCATTTTCTTTCATATCTGCCATTGCTTTCCCCATTTCAGTTGAGAATATAACTCCTGTTGCAATCCTTTCTTTTCCTTGTATAGTTCTTATAGCTGTTTCTAAATTTTCATCTGCTTTTGCAGCAGCAAATTCAACTTTTGTTGTTATCGCTTTATCAAAACAGTTATTTCCTATAAGTGTACTTTCAGTTCCAGTTCTTGGGTTAATTCCATGCATTGCCATTAAATCAAGCCCTCTTGCAAGTTTTTTAGCAAACCCATCTACAAGTGATTTTAATATTTTAATTTTACTTTCTTCTGTTGCAATTAAAAACTCATCTGATACTCTTGCACCATATTCTACTTTATAAGGTGCTATTACAAGTGGATCTAATGATATTCCTCCATGTGTCTTTTTACCATTTTCTGCTACTAAATCTACTTCACTATCTAAATTGAAAACAAACTCTCTATTACCATTAAATGCTATAGGTGTTTGTTGTGATATTTTCATTAATGATGAATGTCCTCCTACTTTTGATATAACATCATCTACTAAATTTTCTGGAAATAGTGCTATATTTCCTTTTTTTGTTCCTTGTACTTCTGGCATTTTCTTTTCTCCTTTTCTAACTTATGTCTTTTAATATACTTTTATAAAATGCTGTTTCTGCATCTTCTTCTTTTTTTATAGGCTCTACTTCTTTCAATGGTTGGACTCTTTTAACCTTAAATATCTCTGATAATCTTTTAGCATCTGCTTCCAACTCTTCTTCAGTATTTCCCATTAATCTTGAAGATAACTCATCTGCAAGACCATTTTGTTTTGCTATGTTTCTTTTAAGTTCATTCATTTTATGTGTTTCCACTTCTTTCCTTAATTTTTCCATAGCTTCTTCACTTGTATTATATTTCTGATTGATTTCATCGAATTGTTTTTGTAAGTCTTCTTTCTCCTTTTCTATAGTACTAATCTTTTGTTTTTCCTTATTTAATCTTTCTTGAATAATACTATTCAATTCTTCCTGTGTATTTATTGTTTTGAAATCCGCCATTTTTTCTTCTCCTTTTCTCCCATTTACCCGTGGTTCGGTAATTCAAATATATTTAATAATATATTTTTTGTTTTTTCTTTTCCTTAATTTCTGCACATGACCAAAATGCAATAATTGCACTTTCTAGCAATGTAATATCCTTATCACTATATTGTGACTTGTACCCAAAACCTCCTTGCGTTCCAATTGGTCTCTTTTCACAGTTAGTTGCAACTTCTGTTAATGAAGGTTGGTCATTATGACATATTACTTTTTGATATATCGCATTTTCAAATTTTGATGTAGCTAATATATATTCTTTAACTTTGGGCAATATAACCTTTTTAATTCCATTTTCTTTTAATTCTTTTTTTAATATATCTTGGTTTCCTGCTCCATCTATTACTATATTCTCTACTTCTGCTTTTTTTAAAAAATCTATTAGCCATTGGTTTCCATTTCTCATTGATTGACAGTCTATAACCTCTATAAATATAGTGTTTTGCTTTGTTTTTGCCGCTATACTCATAGAAACATTTATCCCATCTTTTCCATATTTTATTCCAACATGTAATTTACCAACAATTTCTGGTATACCATTTACTTTTAGAGCTTCCCAGTCTTTTTTGCTTATATCTGATTTTTGATTATATTTTACCCATAAACCTAATCTTTGAATATTGAAGTCTAGTTTATCTTCATCTCCTATTTCATCTTCAATTTTTCTTTCATTTAATATTGTTCCTAAAGAAGGATTTGTTAGATACCATAGTTCTCTATCTTCTGGATCTGATTCATTTTCTACACCCCACTCAGCCCAAGCTGTATTCCTCGATTGTCCATACAAAGCCTTATTTCTTAATTCATTAAATACAGTTCCACTTGATACTAATGTAGGTGGTGTTCCACAATATATAGTCTGCGGGTTCTG